AATACAAGTGAATATGTTACATACCAGTCTGGTGTGACTACATTAGTTGATAATCAGCCGGTTGGCCTGTGTGCTAAATTTAGTAATTCTGGCGCAAATATTCGCAGTTATATACAAACATCAATTCCAGGGTATTATGATCGAGACCATGATTATGCAATTTCTTTTTGGATAGACCCAATATCAGGATTTGGTGCTAGTAATTTACTAATCAGTAAATTGTCAAGTTCATTGCAAAGTCAATATCCATTTGCTGTATCTGGATTATCTTCAAATAAATTAATGTTTGCGGCCGCAGCAAGTACAACTAACTTAGTTTTTGTTACATCATCAGCTGCGTTAACAAATGGTACATGGACTCACGTTGTTTGTCAAAAAACAGGAAGCACTTTACAATTGTATATCAATGGAACATTGAGTAATTCTGTATCCAATCAAATACTTACCAATACATATAGCCCATTGAGTGCATCAGGTAGAATTGATAACACATCTGATGTGTATATAGGCGGTCATCCTAATATAAACTCAATTTTTAAAGGTGTTCTCGATGAAATTAGAATATTTAACAAGTCACTTTCCGCTAGCAACATAAGTGCGTTAGCGGACCGTAGCGTAGGAGGAACATTTTTACAAACAGCTCATGTCGGCAACGTGTTTAGCAAACAAGGACTCGTTGTAATTTCATCAGCAGATTATAGATTTAAAAATATTTTATCAAGTCCATATACAGCTAGCTATCAAAGCACTGTAACAATCAATGAACTCAGTGCCGTTGCTAAATTAGATGCTGGCGATTTTAATATGTCAACTAATTTATCATTAACACAAGACGATGATTCAACATATCATAGTTTTGTTAGTGGTAGTGCTTTTGCTCCTTACATAACTACAATTGGATTGTATAATGAAGCCGGAGAATTACTAGCAATTGGTAAATTAGCACAACCAATCAAAAAACGAAACGATGTTGATATGAATTTTTTGATTCGCATTGACTTGGATAAAAATATTGCATTTAAAGGATAACATGATACGTTTAAAATCATTATTAGAAATCGTTGACACTGAGTTGCGAGAACTTTTAAATAAAATTAAATCAAAACAGTTTCGGTTTATTGCGGCTGGAGATAATGGTCGTGTCTATGAAATTGATGGGACGGACCGATGTTTCAAAATAACACAAGAACAAAGTGAATTAGAAGTTGCAGAAGTGATTGTAGGCCGATGGTCTGAATTTACGACATTTATTCCAGTATATTATGTTGATTCAAAACAAAGCATGTATATAATGGCAAATGCAGAACAATTAACAAAACCTGATAAATTGATGATTGACCAATTCATGAATCAGTTCAAAATGTATGCTCGAGAAACCGGAGGCGAAGTTAGTATATTTGATTATCTAGATAATGATGGAGCTCGCAATACTAACCCTAGACTAGTTAATTTTTTACGGGCTTTGCAACAAGACACAAACCGTACGGGCATTGCAGATTTAGATTTAGATTTAGATTTTAAATCAGACAATGTAATGTTGTGGAGCAATAAAATGGTACTAGTTGATTGGTAATCAATATTTATAAAAAAGGAAATTATGTTAGAAACTATAATTAAAAAATATTTATTTGAAGCAAGAGAATTTAAAGCGGTCGTTAAAAAAGCTGATATCCGATCATATAATGATGCTAAGGCTGCGGGTGCGTTATATGCATTTGATGTTGTATATACAATTCGAATGGGTAAAGATGCGTTACCGACAGAAACAGAAATAATGGATTCATTGAGTAATATTATATCAGCAAATCCATCAGTTGGTGCATCTAGTAAATATGCTAAGAGTGCACATAAATATGTTTTAAGTAATAATCTTAAAGATTCAGAACGCCGAATGAAATTGAATGTTTGGATTATTCCAGCAAATGTTGCAAATAACACAGATCCAGAAGCAGTTAATGTATCAGCAACATACCCATATAAAATAGGAGTAAGTCAATTAATATCATTTAAAAATCTTAACACAGCAGATCAAACAAAATATAAAAACATCAATAAAGGTGCTCCAGTTACCGCAGCAGATAATATTATAATTGATCCAACTCCAATTGAAAAAAAAGCAGACCTAAATCCACCGGATGTTGTCGAAAAAGGAGTAGCTACGCGAAATTTATTTATAAAGGCAGATCCATTGCCAACAGATGAAAAAGGCGCGAAGGTTAAAATTACTTATCCATATACTACAGAAAATGGCAATGTGTTGTATACAATGGCTGATACAGATGATTACATATATACCATTATGGACGGCGCGTGGCGAACAATGCGGAAAAAAGATTTTGAAGCCGGAAAAGCAGGAAATGGTATTTTAATTACCGATCGAAATGTCAATCTCAAATTAAATCAAAAATTTGGCAAAGATGCCGATATAGATGGTGTGAGTAAGATTGCGAATGTAAATGACGTGGTACAGTTTGATCGTAATATAGGCGAAACTGTTATACTGTATTGGTATAATAGTAAAACAGGAAGATTTGTACAGAGTACAGATAAAAACGGTGATGGAGTAAGATACAAAATAAATGATGCAGCAGATTTGAATGTAATTTATCAAGGCGTCAGTTTAACAAATCCAAATTACACTTTAATAAAGTTACCAACATCAGCTGGCGGGAAATCTATACTATATTTTGCTGAAACGAAAGACATTAAACCTGTAAAATAAAAAAAGTTATATGGCAAAAAATCATTATCATAGTTCTGGAAACTCAAAAAGAGCTGCGGCACTTAAATATGGATATAAATCTGGATTAGAACATACGGTAGCTGATCAAATAAAAAGTTACGAATATCCTTTGAATTACGAGACAGAAACATTAAATTATATAGTACCAGAACGCAAAGCAAAATATACACCTGATTTTGTTTTTACTAAACGTGATGGCTCATTAATGTATATCGAAACAAAAGGACGTTGGACATCAATTGACCGACTTAAAATGAAACATGTTCTTGCATCCAATCCTGGTATTGATATTCGCATGGTATTTCAAGCACCTGCTCAGAAAATATCAAAAGCTAGCAAAACTACATATGAAATGCACGCACTGAAATTAGGCATAAATCATGTAGCTAAAAAAGATATTCCTGCAGAATGGTTTGCAGAATGTTTAAAAGATGGCGAGGAACCGAAAACAATTAAAACTTTTTTCAAGTAATGGTTTGATTTGTGAAATATTTTTAATATATTCAGTATAATTAATGAAATTCATTTTATTAATAGATTGATGAAAATTTATTTGAATCGATCGTTAGACCAGGAATGTAATGTATGTGTCTAACTATTATTAATATATTATTAATATTATTTAATTGGATTACTCAGTGTAATTCATTATATTATTATTAATGAAGAATCTTAAATTATTACAGTTATTAGAATCAGTACTTGGTAAAGGTAAACCAACATCTGGTGATAATATTGCATTCTTCTCTCCATTTACTTCACATTACAAACCTAAACTAGAAATTAATATCAACACTAATCATGCCGGTGAAAATGCTTGGCACTGTTGGATTTCGGATAAAAAGGGTCGAAGTATTTCTTCATTATTCAAACAATTAAATTTATCCAAAGAAAAGTTTGAACAACTAGAACGAATTGTTGAATCAACCCGGTACCGATCACAAAACTCAGTTACTGAGAAACCAATCGCAGTTCAACTACCGGAACAATATCGACCACTTTGGATTAAAAAACTAACTCCTGATTATCGAAACGCAATACACTATTTATCAAAACGAGGAATCACGGCGTTTGATATTTTAAAATACAGAATTGGTTATTGTGAATCTGGTGAATATTCTGGCAAAATAATTATTCCTAGCTATGATGCTGCTGGCCAATTAAATTATTTTGTTAGCAGAGCATTTTATAAAGAAGACAAACAAAAACATAAAAATCCAAAAATTTCAAAAGATATTATAGGGTTTGAAATGTTTATAAATTGGGCCGAACCAATCATACTTTGCGAAGGTTCATTTGATGCAATTGCAATTAAACGCAACGCAATTCCATTATTTGGTAAAATTATTCAACCGGCCCTACAAAAAAAAATTATTCAAGAGCATGTACGAGACATTTATATTTGTCTAGATGCAGATGCTTTAAAGAATGCTGTACAAATTGCACAACGATTTATGGGTGAAGGATTAAATGTATACTTTGTTGAACTAGCAAACGAAGATGCATCAGAATTAGGATTCAAACAAATTACAAATATATTAGCAGATACCGACGTATTAACATTTGAAGGTTTAATGCATTTAAAAATGGGAATGATATGGACATAAAAACTATTGATATTGGAATAGATAAAATTGATAAAATTTATCATGTTTCAGATATACATATACGTACATTAAAACGACATAAAGAATACCGCGAAGTATTTAAAAACATGTTTGATTATATTGCGAGAACAAGCACACCTAACAGTATTGCGGTAGTAACCGGAGATATTGTGCATAGCAAATTAGATATGTCGCCGGAACTAGTTCAAATGCTAGTTGAATTTTTTAATGGCTTTGAAATACCTACGATTGTTATACTAGGTAACCATGACATGAACTTGAATAATATGCATCGAATTGATGCTATAAGTCCGGTGCTTGATGTTATTCAAAATTCAAATATTACATTCATCAAAGAAAACGGATTGTTTGAATTAGGCGGAATTGTGTGGAATCATATGGCTGTTGATGTAGCACCATCTGAGTATATAATGGCAAAAGATTTCAATGCGTCATATAAAATTGCAATGCACCATGGTGCTGTTAACACGGCAAAAACAGACATCGGATATCAAATATCAAATGAGCATGTAACTACAGAACTATTTACAGGACATGATATAACATTGTTAGGCGATATTCATAAGCCAGCCCAATTTTTAAATGATGCTCGCACTATTGCATATCCTGGTTCATTGATTCAACAAAATCATGGAGAAGCATTAGACCATGGAATCCTTGTATGGGATATTGAATCTAAATCCGCGGAATTTGTAGAAATACAAAATGATTATGGTTATGTAACATTGGAAGTGGAAGGAACTAATATTATAAAATCTCCACATCGAATGCCAAATAAACCGCGTGTTAGAATTAAATTTCATGAAACGGCTGCTGCGGACATGAAAAAATTAATTGCTACAATACGTAAAAAATATGATGTACAAGATATTACAATTCAACGTAGTAGTACAGGTCCGGATACAAATGCAACTTCATCATTTACTATTGGCAATGTTAGAGATGTAGAATATCAAAACACATTGATTACCGATTACATAGAAATAAACCACCCTCAAGCAACTGTTGAAGAAACAGATGCAATTAGACATATTAATCGCACAATAAATTCTAAACTACCAGCAACTGATTCAGTTCGACACATGACGTGGCATCCTATTCAATTTGAATTCGACAACATGTTTTCATATGGTGAAGGTAACATTATAAATTTTGAAAATTTGCAAGACGTATGTGGTTTATTTGCCGCAAATACATCTGGTAAATCATCATTGTTAGATGCAATAACATATACGATCTTTGATAAATGTAGCAAGACGGGTAAAGCCCATGAAGTTTTAAACAATAAAAAATCTACATTTTCTGGCAAGTTTAAATTTGAAATGAATGGAACTATTTACACAATAGTTCGTACGGGTATCAAACAAAAAAATGGACACGTTAAAGTGTTAGTAGATTTTTATACCGATACAGAAAATTTAAACGGGGAAGAACGCAGTGATACTAATAAATCAATTCGTCGTTACCTAGGAACATATGACGATTTTATTTTGACGGCATTTTCCCTGCAAGCCGACAACAATAATTTCATTGAAAAATCACAACGTGAACGCAAAGATTTACTATCACAGTTTTTAGATATAACAGTATTTGAACAATTATATCAATTAGCATCAGATGAAAGCAAAGAAACAGCAGGTAAACTAAAAGCATACAAGAAAACAGATTATGATATTATAATCAATGATGCTGACAGTATTATCACAAACAACCAACAAGCAATTACAGAACTCGAGGAACAAGAAGATCAACATCAAGAATCTAGAAATGTTTTACAAACTGAGATTGTACAACTAATTGAAACTAAACAGCCAACTACATATGCTGGACCTGATATTGAAGAATTATCAAAAATTGAAACTGACCTAACAAAAAAGATTGGCAAATTGCAATTGGATATTGATACAGCAGAAACAAATTTAGAGGCATCTACTCAACAATATCTAATTATTAAGCGAGACAAACGAAAATACAATCAAACAGAATTACAAATCAAGCTAGAAGAATTACAACAACTAGAAACTGAATTATCCACGCAAAATTCTAGCATTAAAAAACAACAAGGTATTATCAATGCAAAGCAAGAAAAAATTGATCATCTTTCCGACCACGAATATGATCCAGACTGCAAATACTGTACATCTAACATATTCGTACAAAATGCAATTGAAGCACAAAAAACGATTAGTGCAGATACAGATATATTAAATCAATTAACGGCTACTCAAAATGAGTTACATGAAAAAATTGCAATGTATGCCACTGTTAAAACTGATCATGATGCTTTGATAAAAATAACACAACAACATGAAACAACGAGATTGTCAATTGAAAAACAAGAACTACAGATTCAAATTTTAGAAAATGATTTGCAAACCAAAGAATCTGAATTAGAAACATGTTTAGAACGACAAGAATCATTCCGGGCAAATGAATCCGCAATCATACACAATAAAACAGTAGATTTGGAGATTGCAAAATGTAAAGAAACAATTGATTCATTAACCGTATTAATAAAACAAACTACAGATACTATTCGCAGTAAACACGGTAAAATTGAAGTTGCTAAAACTACAAAAAAATCAGCAATCGAACAATTAGATGCATACAAGAAATTAGAAACTGAATACAAGGCATATGAATACTATCTAGACTCAATTAAACGAGACGGCGTTCCATATGAATTAATTGCAAAGGCTATGCCAAAAATTGAAGCAGAAATTAACAATGTGTTGAATCAAGTAGTTGATTTCAATATGGTGCTTCAAAGTGATGGTAAAAATATCAACGGATATATTATTTATGATGAAGATAATTTCTGGCCTTTAGAATTAACTAGCGGAATGGAACGATTCATTAGTTCATTAGCAATACGTATTGCCTTAATCAATGTGTCAGCATTACCTCGTCCCAATTTCATTGCAATAGATGAAGGTTGGGGTTCATTAGATGCTGAACATATTGCATCTGTTGTTAATTTGTTTGATTATTTCCGTACTAAATTTGATTTTTCAATTGTGATATCACATGTAGACACAATGCGAGATATGGTTGATTCATTGATAGAAGTCAACAAGATAAATAATTTCAGCCAAATCTCCCACACTTAATATTTATATAAAATGAATATAAGGTGTAATGAAACGCAAAGAAGCAGTCTATAAAGGTTTACAATTTAATGATGTATGGCAAACAGATACTTCATTAACATCGCCTGATTATTTTCAAATTACAGAATTTCCAACACAATTAACAGCTGGTAAGAATTTATTCAAACTTCGAGGTCATCCAACAAATTTAAAAGTTGGAGGCCTTTTGAACATTGAGGTCTTAGATTATAACGGAGATCCGATATATCATGAAGTTATTAATTATATTGATGAAGACAAGTCCCGCGTAGTTGCAATTTATATTTATTCAGAAACATCGCCGGGAGATTGCACAGTAACTTTAATTGCTGAGGCGGCAAATAGTCCTGCAGAATGGCAAGGTAGACCGAATATCAAGTGGATTCGTTCAGTGCCGGTTAATCCTAATATTTCAAATGTATCTGAAATTATATTTGACTCATTGCCAGAAATAACATTGACTGAAGAAATAGGACCACACCTAGATAGAACATATCCAACCGGAATTCAGTTTCCAACTTATACAACAGGTACTGTTAGATATTTTTCATTGAATTCACAACCAGCAATTGAAATTATCGGTGGAACTTTTACGAATGATATGGCAACTGGCACAATCACAGTAGCCAATCCAGTAAATCCTTTGCCTACGCCTAATTACGCCGTATCTAATGCGGGATATGCATCTGCGGTTAAAAAGATCTTATCTCCGACAACAGCTTTGTTAGATCAAGAGTATACAGTTCTAACGCCAACTGTGAATAATCATACATACACGTCATTTGCGGCATCTCCATTTAGTTTGAGTTATGAAGCAAGTCCCGTGTATACACAAACACAAAATTCAGAATCATATGGTGTTTTGCAAATTAATAATCTAGAGCCAGCAGCAGGTGATATATCTAGAATCAAAGTGTTTGCAAACAATAATGGTACTATTGGTACTTGGGAATTGCTCAACGATGTTGAATTGGGAGAAACCGAAATATTTGTCGCAAGTACATCATCGATATATCCAGATTTAAACGTTGGTTCATTTACATCACAAAGCATCATAAACACATATTGGGACGCCCATACATATCAAGGGTTCACTGAAACAACACCTCCTACTCTGACATGGTCAACTGCATCAATGAGTAATGCAATGGTGATTTCTAGTGCAACAAATATTGCAGCTCGAAATGCAGTGCATGTAGCACAAATAAAATCTACATATTCTGGTGCATTTATTTCAAGTTCAGCATACAAAATAACATTGGACGCTATTGGGACACGCAGTTCAACTAGCAATAATTTAGACCCAGTATTATCATTATATTTATCTGGTAGTGCGGTCGACGGATTACCGAATGATTATTTTAATAATGAATTACCAGTTAAACTAGGTAAAAGAATAGGCGAGCTTCGAGTAACATCAAATAATCAAAGATTTGATGATATAACTTTTAGTTTCGAAACTGAAAATGTAGGAAACGCAGTTTTATTGTTAGTAGTAGAGGCAGGAGATTGGCAAGTATCGGATATACGAACAACGTCTGACAATGATGCCGGATATACTCCAAATTATACTAGATTGAAAACATTGGTACCGACAGCACACAAAGCCGGCAATCAACTTTCATTTAAAATTGAGTATTACAATGTTGCTGGTTATAAAAGCAAACAAGTTAATTATGTATACAACTTAGATTGGACCGGAGGAAATCGTTATGTAGATGGCGAATACTCAATGCTTACCGGCTCATTGTATGTAGCAGATTCATTGGATTCTGGAATTGCAATAAGCGGATACAAACAAACTGGTTTTATTCGGTCACTTGGATATGAAGGATTTACGGCAGGCTTTCCGGGATTTTTAATTTGGTCTGGATCAGCATTGTCTGGGTCATTAGGTACTAAAGGTGGAGCTCCATATTCTGGTGTAGGAATAGAATTATATGCAAATACTGCTAGCTATTTTAGATATTCAACCACTGACAGTGAAGTTGATATACGAACTCGCCGATTTTTCTTTGGACAATATCCAGCTCCATTCATTAGTGGCGCAAATGGAAACATAGAAATTTCAGCAAGTTCATTTCATCTTAACCCAAATGGATCAGTAACAGCATCTCAATTTACGGCAATAAGCAATACAGGTGTTACATTGTTTGATTCGAATAATGAATTTGCAGACGGTATCAATATCGGCCGAGTTTTATATTATAGTCCAGACGAGATATCTACAACCGCACAAACAATAGATGGTGGAATTGCAAATGCTGTTACAGCTAGTATGTTTCACACATATTTATTGCCTGGTGAAACTGATATTCAATGTTCATTTACCATGGAACTAGATAATAGCGCATTTGGGTCATCAATAACGCCATCATTAGTAATTAGACACTATATAGCTAGTGGTAGTTTATTTGATAATAATACAACTACCACTTTGTATAATACGTTTCAAGATTATGCACTAATTGGAGGGAATAACTTACCAACCGCAACATCAGCAAACCAAATATCATCTGGTGTTTTTAATTTAAACATGCATAACACGGATCTAGAAGATAGACAAGGGATGTATTGTCAAATATATTCGATAATATATTTTAATTTAGCCGTTGCTACAAATGCTACTATAAAACTAAGAAATTTTGTGTACCGATCGAGTAGATCGCAAGGCGCAAGTACAACAACTCCACCGTTCCCAATTAGAGCGTCAATTTAATATTTATATAAAAAGAAAAATATAATGAATAAAATAACAGTACTGTTTCCAGGCGGATTTAAACCATTAACTGGAGCTCATTTAGCATTAGCTCAAAGATACGCTCAAGATCCACAAGTTGGTCAAGTAATATTGCTAGTCGGCGAAAAACCTAGAGATGGTATTACGCGCGAGAAAACTATCAAAATATTCAACCTACTTAATAATAATCCTAAAATTGTAATTCAGCCAACCGAATTCAATTCGCCTATCATGGCCGCGTATGAATATTTATTTGCCTTACCACCAGACGCAACTGGTCGTTATGCAATGGCAGCTTCAACAAAAGGCGATGACTATGTTCGAACCAAAGACTTTGTACCAAATGTTGATAAATATGCTACAATTGGAGATAAAAAAGGTCGAACAATTCCAAGCGGAATAGATGCCGTAGAATTAAATGTCGATGTCGATCCGCTATTATATCCTAACGGTCAACCAATATCAGCATCAACAATTCGTCAAGCTTTGGAGATTGATGACTACAAAACATTTGAAATGTCATATCCAGGACAACCTGAATCAACTATAAAAACTATTTGGAATATATTGAAAGATATACATGAAGCTGCCATGTTAAGTGTAGGTTGGTGGACGAATGCATTAACGGAAGATGTTGAAGAAGTGTTTGAGGCCATAATGAATCCCAAAGAAAAACAACGTCACTCAGATAAAATTAAACATTTACGTTCATACTTAGAAAAACATAGAGGACAATCATTTGTATATGATTTTGATAAATTTGCTAAAACAGTGGCTGGCGCAAAATTAATAGAATCTATTATCACAGAAAATTACATTACACGTGATGAATTAAAAGAGATAGAACCAGTCATTGATAATTTTTTTAAAGAATATGGAATTGATGTAGATTTTCAAGGAGAGTTTACTCATTTCATTGACCGTTTAAATGATCCGAGAAATGAAGGAACAATCAGTTTAGACGACGTTGAAAATTTATTTTATGATTTAGCAGATGAATATGGTGATCAAATTGTAGCACAAGTACAAAAAAATAAGCCTGGAGCAATTGGTTCTGATTATCAATTCGATGTTCCGCTTCATATGCCATTCATGTTAACATTAAATCAACAAACTGGTTTAATCAAATTGATTCCTAAAACAATTAAGGCTCAACGACGTCCATGGGTGCCGAGTGATAAAAGTCAAGTTGTATATCGAATTGAATCAGCCATGACTAACGGCAATCTAATTAAAGAAAATAAGTTGATTACAGAAGGAGGTGCTGCAGGACATATGGCACATCCATGGGACGATCATGGATTAACATTTAATGATATCAAAGAAATTGTAGCTCGTTCATTGTCTGGACGATTAGATATTGAAAATGCAGTTACAGAAAAAACTGATGGTCAAAATATTCAAGTTACTTGGAAAAATGGAGAACTTGGTTTTGCTCGAGGAACTGGAACTGTAATTAATCCAATGACGGCTCCTGAAATTATTGCAGATTTTCAGCGCAAACAACAATTAACTATAGAAAAAAATGGAGCAGCAGCTGGGGAAGATTATCAACGAGTAGTAGATGCATATCGAGCATGTGCAGAAGATTTAACAGAATCATTTAGATCAATTCCAGAAAATACACTAAATCAAATATTCAAAAATGGACGAGTATTTGCTAACATGGAAATTATTTATCCAGCAACTAAAAATGTAATTTCATATGATAAAGCTCACTTACAATTTCATAACCTAGTTGAATATGATGAAAAAGGCAAAGTAACTGAAACTGATTTAACCGGTGGTGCAATGATGCAAAAAATCATTCAAGATGCAAATGCACATATGCAAAAAACATTTTCATTTATTCCGCCACAACGTATTAAATTAGGCCGTGTATATGATTTCGAAGATCAACAAGCTGCATTTTTCAATGAAATAAATCAATTACAACAAAAATACAATCTCAAAGATACTGATTTAATCAGTGAATATCACAAAGCGTGGTGGCGAGATATTATTAAAACAAAAGCTCAACAATTAGGCTATGAAATTTCAGACGAACTAGTTAATACATTAACATATCGATGGGCATTTGCTGACAAATCAACAAATATATCTATTCTTAAAAAACAAATAACAAATCCAGAATTTTTAGCGTGGGTTGATGCTTTCGACAAAAAAGATTTTAAACAATATAAAAAACAAAACCTAGAGCCATTTGAATCAATCTTTTTGAGATTGGGAGTTTTGGTATTGCAGAACGCAACTAATTATTTAGCAGCAAATCCAGATAAGACTGTGCAAGAAATAAAAACGGAACTAGCTCAACTAATAAAAGATTTACAAGCAAAAGGAGATCCGGCTACCGTACAAAAGCTAGAACAAGAACTTCGTCGCATACAAAAATTAGGAGGATTTGATTCAATTGTACCAACCGAAGGAGTTGTATTTACATTCCATGGCAACACATACAAACTTACAGGAGCATTCGCACCGGTTAACCAACTACTAGGGGTATTAAAGTACGCAAGGTAATATTTATATAAAAATAGGATATTTCAGATGAGTGAAAAACACAAAAGCAAATACAAAAAACCAGAAAATAAAAAACCTACTTATCGCAAAGATATAAAAGATTATACAATGGACGATAAGGATGAAAAAATGAATCCAAAATCTGCAGGTGAGAAATTACCAAATTTATTGCGTAAAACTGATAAAGAAGTAGTAGATAATGGAAATCTAGTTCCTAAATATGAAGCTGATGATCGTTTGTATAAAGATTTAGAGAATGGTGAATATGATTCAAAAACTGCGTTGAAGCGTTTAGCTAAACGACAAGATGATGAAGCAAAAGATGTAGCTGATGTGTTATCAGATAAAATTGAAAACTTAACCAGAGAACAGGCAGAACGCGTAGTTAGAGAATATGTTCGTCGAAAAATCGAGCGTGTTATCAATGAACAAATTGCTCCAGAAGATGAAGAGCCGGTTGATCCAACTGCAGATCCAACAGCTGCACCAGTTGATCCAACTGCAGATCCAACAGCTGCACCAGTTGATCCAACAGCTGCACCAGTTGATCCAACAGCCGCACCAGTTGATCCAACAGCAGCACCAGCACCAGAAGTACCAGCTGCACCAGCACCTGAACCGGAAATGGATGCTGAAACAAAACAAGCCATTTCAATTGAAAAATTTGTAGATCAATTACGCGAAGATGGCGGAAATATTGCGAGAATTAAAACATTATCAAAAGTATTTAATTTAGCATTGAAAGAAGCTGAACCTGAAGATTTGCAAAATTTTTATAAATTGCTTCGACAATTAGCAGTTAAGAAATTAGGTACTATAGAAAATGCTCCTGCAGAACCACAACAATAATATTAAATAACAAGTTATATGTCAAAAAAGTTACAAAATGTAAAAGCAGTAACAGAAATGTTACAAGGAACACACAAATTTCAAACTAGAAAGACTGTCGGATTTTCTGATTCGGCAGCAACTGCTAAAACCAATGAAAAACATGCTGTTGGTGATATATGGGAAGAAACAGATCCTACAACTAACACTACATTTATAATTGAGCAATGTGAAGGTTTTAGAATTAAAAAAACAAAGAATTCAGATGCATTGCAATCAGTGCGTGAAGAATTAAGAACATTTCCTAATTGTCGCAAAGAAAAATGCACGTGTATCGGAACACATCATTTAGATAAAAAAATGAAAAAAATCCATGGAATGTGTTTTGACTGCACAATTGAAATGGAACACGAATTAAAAGTTAATGGTCAATTTGAAGACTATGAACAACAAAAAATTCGAGAAAATGCGTTAGCTTGGCTAGCATCCGCGGAGCGAGATGTTGAAATGTTAAAAGAAGCATATACGACGGCATCTAAATTTGTTACTAATTCAGAAGGTGAAACTGAATCATGGTCTGCAAAAATGACACCAGAAGAATTTGAAGAAACAGTTCAATCTCAATTCAATATATTCAAAGAAAATTTTTTAAAACAACTAGATAAACAATCAAATAAACATGAAAACAATTAAAAAATACTGGCTAGCAATTATCGGAATAATTGCAGCAATCGCAGGAACTATATTCATGATGAATAATAATTCAACAAAAAAGCGAGAAGAATTAGATGAAGCAATTTCAGATAACAAACAACAAGTAGATGAGCTCGAAGGCAAAATTGAAGTAATCGAAGAACAACGCGAGGAAGTTAAACAAGAAATTGTTAAACAAGAAGTTGTAATCGAGACATTGGAAACTGCTAAAGAAAATATTGTTGTAGAAGAACGTACGGTGGCTGAAGCTAAAGAAAATATTTTAGCTAAAACAAAGCGTAACAGAAGACCTAAAAAATAATGAAACATTTATTGATCATATTGTTGTTAATACCAGTAATTGGGTTATCGCAAATTCCCGACACATGTTTTACTCAGGAACAAGTAATAGATATATCATTTACATTGGATTCATTGTATCAGTTATCGGATATCAATGATCAAATAATTAGTGAACAAAAATCATTGATTGACAAACAAAAATCACTAATTCAATTAGATTCTTTGCAATTAAATTATACAACTAAACAAGTAGCACTATTGCAAGAAAATATAAACATGTACATCGAACGAGAAAAACTATTTAAACCAAAATGGTATGATCGTCCAGCTATTTGGTTTATAGGAGGTGTTGTAACAACATCTGTAGTGATATACCTAACTAAGTAAACTATGCCAACTCCTACACCAAATATCAAACAAATTATACAGCAACAGTACATGATGTGTGCTAAAGATCCTGTATTTTTTATGAGAAATTATTGTTATATCCAACATCCTAAGCGCGGAAAGATTAAATTTAATTTGTTTCCATTCCAGGAAGATTCATTAACAGAATTGCGTGATAATCGTTACAATGTAATATTAAAATCACGACAGTTGGGTATTTCAACTTTGGCGGCAGGCTTTGCTTTATGGTCAATGCTATTCAATGAAGACTTCAATGTATTAGTTATTGCAACAACACAAGAAGTTGCAAAAAACCTTGTAACAAAAGTAAGAGTCATGCATGACAACTTGCCAAGTTGGTTAAAAGGTACAATTGAAGCAGACAATAAATTATCACTAAAATTTAAAAATGGCTCACAAATCAAAGCAGTATCATCTGCGGGTACAGGAGCACGTTCAGAAGCATTATCATTATTAATTGTCGATGAGGCTGCATTTATTCGAAACATTGAAGAAATTTGGATTGCATCACAAGCTACATTATCTACGGGTGGGGGTGCAATAGTACTATCTACACCAAATGGTGTGGGTAACTGGTTTCATCAAACATGGGCAGATGCTGAGGCAGATATCAATGGATTCCATACAGTCAAACTGCATTGGACAGTACATCCAGAACGAGATCAAGATTGGCGTGATGAACAAACTCGCTTATTAGGAGAACGTGGAGCGGCACAGGAATGTGACTGTGACTTTGTTAGTTCAGGTCACACGGTGGTAGATGGTCCATTATTATTAGAATATGACGCACAAACTATTGACCCGATCGAACGTCGAGGATTTGATGGAAATTATTGGGTTTGGGAATATCCTAACTATGAACGTGATTATTTAGTAGTGGCTGACGTTGCACGTGGAGATGGAGGCGATTACTCAGCTTTTCATATTTTCGATGTACAAGACGTACGCCAGGTTGCTGAGTATAAAGGAAAAATACCACCTAATGAATTCGGCCATATGCTAGTAACTGTTGCAACCGAATGGAACAATGCATTGCTAGCAATTGAAAATGCAAATATTGGTTGGGCCGCAATTCAGCCAGCATTAGATAGAGGTTATCAAAATTTACATTATACATATAAAGATGACGGATATACCGATGCTGATGTACAATTGAAAAAAGGTTATGATATGAAAGATAAGAGCCAAATGGTTCCTGGAGTATCAACTACAACGCGTACTAGACCATTAATGATATCTGCATTAGAAATGTATATGCGTGAAAAAACACCTATAATTCGCAGTAAGAGACTGATACAAGAACTATTAGTATTTATATGGCTAAATGGCAAAGCCCAATCGCAGCAAGGTTATAACGATGATTTAGTCATGGCATTCTGTATTGGACTATGGCTTCGCGATTCTACTTTGAAATTGCGACAACAAGGAATTGAATTAAATAAACGAGCTTTATCATCATTTCAAAAATCCACCAATGTAATTTATACCGGTAATCGAAACAATCAAGATACGGGTTGGACTTGGAATAATGGTTATAATGATGAAAGCCTTACTTGGCTTATCAAATAAAAACACCATAGATTGTACTTAGTTATATTTATATAAAAAAGAAAATATGGCGTCATTAAGAAAACGTTTACAAAATCTATTTAGAACCAATGTAATTGTTAGAGCATATGGAAAAGATCAACTTCGAGTAGTTGATACAAACCGATTACAATCAGTTGGAAATTTAGGTCAAAGTAAAGTAGCAGATAGATATACAAGACTGCACGGAGCAAACAAACATCGAGTTGGTGGAATGGGTGGATATGATTCCAACTATTACATGCACCAAAACCGTATGCAACTTTATGCTGACTACGAAATGATGGACAAAGATCCAATTATATCATCAGCATTAGATATTTATTCAGATGAATCAACACTAGCAGATCAATTTGGTGAAATTTTAACAATTAAAACCAATGATACTCGTATTCAAAAAATACTTTATAATTTATTTTATGATGTATTAAACATTGAATTCAATTTATGGACATGGATTAGAAACATGACCAAATACGGTGATTTCTTTTTAAAATTAGATATTGCCGATGAAATTGGAATATTAAATGCCCGACCATTTTCTAGTTATGAAATGGAGCGTTGGGAAGAATACAATGAAGCAACTGGTGAATATGATATTAAATTCAAAAATATTGCATCAGAACAAGCAACATATGATGTGTTTGAAATTGCACATTTCCGTATGCTATCAGATTCTAACTTTTTGCCATATGGTAGATCAATGTTAGAAGGAGCCCGCAAAGAATTTCAAAAATTAATGATGATGGAAGATGCAATGCTTATTCATAGAATTATGCGTGCACCAGAAAAACGTATTTTTAAAATTGATATTGGTAATATTCCTACAAATGAAGTTGATAGTTTCATGGAACAAATTATCAATAAAATGAAAAAGATTCCACACGTTGATCCACAAACAGGAAATTACAACTTAAAGTTTAATCTTAACAATATGTTGGAAGATTATTACTTGCCAGTGCGTGGAGGTCAATCATCTACACAGATTGATACATTGCCTGGTATGACATTTACCGGAATGGATGATATTGAATACATCAAAGATAAAATGATGGCGGCACTTAAAATTCCTAAACCATTTTTAGGATATGCTGAAGCAGTTGAAGGAAAAACTACATTAGCTTCGATGGATATTCGTTTTGCTAGAACAATTGAACGTGTTCAAAAAATTGTTTGTTCTGAACTAGTTAAAATTGCGATAGTGCATTTATATTCACAAGGATTTGAAGGCGAAGAATTAGTTGGATTTGAATTAGAATTAACAGCACCATCTATTATATACGATCAACAAAAAGTTGCATTAATGAATGAAAAAATTACATTAGCAAATGCAATGAAAGACAGCAAATTAGTTTCTGATAAATACATATACGAATACATATTCAATATGTCAGAAGAAGAATGGTTGCAGGAAAGAACCAATGTTATCGAAGATTTGAAATTGAGATTCCGTCAAAATCAAATTGAAACAGAAGGAAATGATCCAGCAGTTACCGGAGTATCTTTTGGAACGCCACATGATTTAGCAACAGCTCATATGTCAAGCAATGATCCAGATCCAGACAAAGGCGGCCGACCAAAAGAAGGAATTAAATTTGGTCAACATAAAAATGAATTTGGATGGGATCCAACAGGTGCAAAACAATTGAAACAAGATTTCAATCCAGAAAATCAAAAAACAGCTTTCCAGCCCGATCCAAAATTTAAAAATCAAGCCGGTGCTGTTGCAGTTGAAAGTCGAATGCTTAAACAGTTAAAAACTAAAAAACGAGCAGTATCAATTATTACTGAATCATTGAAATCTAGTAAAATATCACAAACTGATTCAGATGCTGGTACTATGTTAGATGAAAACAACATTTTATAATACAAACATATTTATTAAAAAAACAAGGCATCGTATATAGCATGAAGAAAATCAAACATTCAAAATACAAAAATACGGGTATTTTATTTGAAATGTTAGTGAGGAAACTAACCTCAGAAACATTGACATCAAATAAATCAGTAACGATTGATATCATTAAAAAGTATTTTGGCAGAAACACTGAATTATCTAAGGAATTACAATTGTATAATTCTCTAGTAAAAGAACAGTTCAGAAGTGAAGCTATCGCACTAGATTATATTCGTACTGTTAAATCGACATATGACAAATTAAATCAATCATTATTAAAACGCCAACGATATAATTTAGTAAAAGAAATTTCAGAAAAATTTGTGTTTACAGATATGGCAAAAATGCATATCAATAATTACAAAGTATTAGCATCAATCAACATGATTTTTGAATACAATGAAACAGATAATCCTAAACAATTAATGGAATGTAAACGTGCGATAATTGATCACAGTATAATTACAGAACGCGTCAAACCAGCAATCGATTCTATAATGGAAACATTTGAAGCTCAACCAAAAGATATGAGATTATTATCATATAAAATTTTGATTGATAAATTCAATGAAAAATATTCAGTTTTAGATGAATCTCAAAAACAGTTGTTGAACAAATACATTACTCACGTTAATGATACAACCGCATTGCGAGAATATATTCAAAAAATTATTCCTGCAATCAAATCTGATTTAGCAAAACAAACAAAATCAATAACGGATGCTGCAACCAAAATTAAAGTAGCCACATTGTCGGAAATGCTTTGCAATGTAGAATCAATGAAAACAATCAAAGAATCGCATGTACTATCATTGTTACGTTATTTTGATTTAGTTCGCGAATTAAAAGGAATGCACTCATGAGATCATTGTTAAAAGAAATGGATGATAAATTTGCTGAGTATGAACAAGCTGATACTAATTATATAGAAGTAGCTATACGCGATGCTCGAGAAGCATTAGATATATACGCTGATGTTGCTAGAAATTATAAAGATATTAGTTTGCGAGGATCTAATTATTATTATTCAGACAATGCATCAGAACTTGCAGATTTACTAGCTATATTTGATTCACATTCAATTGAAATATATGATGCGTATGTCAATGAGGATGATTTAGACGAACAAAATGTTACGGGAGCAGTAGCAGGATTTAATACGCCAGCTGCATTTGCTAAGCCAGGAAAATGGAAAAGCAAATCAATTAAATATGAAAATGTAAATGAAGATGTCGGCCCTGTTTCTAAAACAGCGAAGCCAGGACAATATCAAACGGTAGAATTCGACGAAGAAGTACAAAATGATAAATTTGCATTTTCATTAGATGATAACATATGGTGGAATAAAGATATGGAATATCCATCTAAAGATATAACAAATACACCTGGTACTGCTCGTAAAAAAGATCGAGATTCTGGAACTAAACTTAAAGTTGATGATGTTTTAGAAAAAAAATATGAACAACTTATTGAAGGATATCGTTCCTTTGCAACAGGTGATGCAAATATGTCGCCAGATCGCAAAGTAAAAAACACAATACAAGAAATTGCTAAAAAACTTCATGAAATTGAAAAATTAGTACAATATAATTCTAGACTAAAAACAGAAGCAGGCATAGCATCATCAACATACGGACCTGCCACGGCAAAAGCATTGAATAAAATTTCAGAACGATTAATTAAAATATCAGAACGAGTAAGATCATTAGGAGAATAACATGAACAAACAACTAATAGTAGAATATATGCCATTTAAACCAATTGGTTCACTTGCTGAATCGAGTGGAGCTGCATATGGGATACCTGGTGGTTTTGTTGTACAAGGAGTTTTGCAAAGAGCTGGATCTAAAAATCAAAATGGTAGAATATATCCAAGAAACATACTAGAACGTGAATGTCGTCGATATCAAAATGAGTATATTGATCAACACAGAGCGTTAGGCGAATTAGATCACCCAGAGTCATCTGTAGTTAACTTGAACAATGTATCACATAACATTTTGAAAATTTGGTGGGATGGTGATGATTTAAAAGGAGCTGTACAGATTCTTGAAACTCCAAGTGGAAACATTTTAAAGGCTTTATTCAAAGCAGGTATCACACTAGGTATATCATCTCGTGGTTTAGGATCTGTTAAAGAACTACGAAGTGAGGGTACCGTTGAAGTTCAAGAAGATTTTGAATTGATTTGTTGGGACTTTGTTTCTAATCCTTCGACTCATGGCGCTTTTATGCGGCCTACGCACATGCACGAGTCAGTTGGTACTAGTACTACCACAAACAAATATAATAAAGTAAACAGCATTATTACATCGATTTTATGTGATAATGGTAAATGTAGAATATAACATGAGAACACCGAACTTAAAATTTATCTTGGAAACGATTCTAGAAGATAAGCCACAACCAATGTCTAAGGAAGAAAAAAGAGCATTCGTACAAGAAGTAGCTAACTTTACAGCATTGGGTGAATCAGTATATGGCAAAGGCGATTTAGAACAAATTGTTGAACGTGTTAAACGAATTGTAGAAAATGCTGACCGCATTATGACAGAAGGCGAAGATTGGATGTCTAATGTTGCTCACAAAAAGAACAATAAAAGAATGCATGAAGATTATCGTGATTTTGAACAAGCGGCACGTGAATTAAAAGAATCACAAGATCGAATGGCAATGTGTTATGAAAATATCGGACAACATTTAAACCGTTATTTTGATGTTCAATAATTTGGATATTTGATTGATATTTTTTATATTAAAGGCAATAAAATGAATAAACTAAAACAATTATATCGAGACTATTTTGGATTAACTGAACAAACAGCAAAAAAACATCCGGTGGTTCCTGGCTTAGATATAGAAGATACTGTAAATTTAACAAAATACAATAAAGAATTAACAAAAACAAAAGATCTTATGTCTGCAATGACATCGGAAGAAATCGACGAAGCTCGTTTAGATAATCGTATTACTGAGTATCAAGGCGGAGTTGAAATGGTAATGATCGATCCAGCATTAGCCAAACAAACATTGATGGATATTTTACAATGGACCAAGAAAAAAGGATTTGTTGTAGTAACTAAAAAATTGTCTGGAACTGGAAAAAGTGCATATATCTATTTTCGTTTAGGAGAAAATCCGGGCAAAGAAGCTCAACGAATTCAAGGGTATATATCACAATTACCAAACATCAAACATTTTAGATTCAAAGTAAGAAATCAACCAGAACAACCGGTTGCATAAAATTATAAACAAGTTATATGAGTAAAAAACAAAAACAACATCAACAAACAGTACCGGGAAAATCATTAGCTGTCAACGTTATCGGATCTACCAGAGAAGATTTAGCATTTGCACTTAAAGCATGGAAACGCAAAGTAAAATCTGCCGGGATTTTAGAACAAACTAAAGATAGACGAGAATTTATCAAACCAGGAGTAATAAAGCGTCAGAAATTGCAACATGCAAAGTTTATGCAAATGGTACGCAATCAACATGCAAATTAAAATCTTATAAGCGTTTCCAAATTGCGCCGTATAAGTCCTAATTAAGCCCTAGCCGTAAAAAGTTAGGGCTTTTTTACTGTTTTTTCATTCATGCTTATATTTATTCTTAGAATACGCTATTCCTACCTTAATATAGCGTGAAAGACAATTAAAAATATTCTATTAAGATTTCAAATAATCTTATTTCCAAAAAACAAAATTTAGGAGTAAAACTTATGGCAAAATCAGATTTGCTAAAAGAAGCAATCGCTGACGCTCGTGCTGTTAAAGAAACTGCATTAGCAAACGCAAAGATCGCTCTACAAGAAGCATTTGCCCCAAGAATCCAACGTATGATTTCTGATCAGATCGAGAACGAACTTGATAGTGAAGAAGAATTGCCAGCTGAAGAGCCAGCAATGGACGATATGGGTGATATGGGTGATGTACCTGCAGAGGACGAAACACAAGGTGTTGACTGGGTCGATAACGACATTTCATTCAACGTAGGCGGACAAACATTTGACGCTGAAATTGATAATGCAATGGAAGACGACGAGGAAATGCCGCAAGACGACATGATGGGTGACGAAGAAGCACCAATGCCAGATGACATGATGGGTGACGATGAAATCACAGATGAGTACAATGAAGATCTTAATCTTGAAGCAATCATCCGTGAATTAGAAGGCGATCTAGAAGAAGGCGACGACATGTTGGACGACGAACCGATGATGGAGAAACGTTACGGCATGAAGATGAATCCACAAGAAATGGAAGAAGGCGACGACATGGATGAGGACATGAACATCGATGAAATCATTGAATCAATCTTACGCGAAGAAGACGAAGAAGACAAAGAAGACGAAATGCCAGAAGAAGATTCAGTAATGGAAGCCATGAAAGCTGAGTTAGAAGAAGCTTACAATGCAATTCACATCATGAAGTCAACAATTTCAGAAGTTAACTTGCTTAATGCAAAACTTCTTTACACAAACAAATTGTTCCGTAACTTTGAGTTAACAGAAGGTCAAAAAATAAAAGTAATTGAAAACTTTGACAGAGCTGGAAACACAAGAGAAGTTAAATTAGTATTTAGTACATTGGCTGAATCATTCAATCGCCCATCAACTAAAAAACGCGTAGTTAAAGAATCGTATGCATCTAAACCAGCTGCATCAACGGCTCCAAAGAAAGAAACTACTCAAGTTTTAACTGAAGGCTTTGAATTAGCTAATCGTTGGAAAAAATTAGCAGGATTGCTATAACATTAAAAAAAGGAAAAAGAAATGTCAATTTCAAATTTATTACAAACAAATGACTTCGTTCAAAGAAACAATGCTAAATTAGCAGTTTCTAAATGGGAGAAGACAGGATTGTTAGAAGGTCTTAGAACCGAAACTGAAAAAGCCGGAATGGCTCAATTGCTTGAAAACCAAGCACGTCAATTAGTAAAAGAAGCATCGTCTACAGGTACAACAGCAGGATCTGAAGAGTGGGCTGGTGTTGCTTTACCATTAGTAAGAAGAATCTTTGCTGAATTTGCAGCAAAAGAATTTGTATCAGTTCAACCAATGAACTTGCCATCTGGTCTAGTATTTTACTTAGATTTTAAATATGGTACAGCTCAACCAGGATTTGATGATGATAACTTAAACAGAACAGGTGATCCATTTGGTAACCCTAATGCATTAGACTCTATGTTCGGTGTAACAACTACAGGTTCAGATGCAGCAGGTGGTTTATATGGTGCAGGTCGTTTTGGTTACTCAATGAACGAAACTTCAAGTACAGCAGCAACAGTTAGTACTGGTTCTGTAGCTGGTTCTGGATCTGTTAACTTTGACGGTAACTTTACAAGTGCATTAACTTCTTACAAAAGAATTACTGTTGCAACTTCATCATTGCCAGGTTTAGATCCATTAGCAGTTCGTTCATTTGCATTAGTTTCTGGGTCAACTCCATTAGCTAACTATGCAGCATTCACTAGATTAGACGGAACAACAGTTGGTTCAATCGATTTCATTATCGACTCTACAGCTGTAACTACAGGATCTTTCTCATTAACAGTTAAATATAGCAAACAACCAACTGATGTTACTAGAGGTGATTTTGAGGACAATATTGGACAATTCAGCAATGGATACAATACCAATATTGATATTCCAGAAATTAACTTGGAAATGCAATCAGATCCAATCGTTGCTAAAACACGTAAGTTGAAAGCAGTATGGACTCCAGAATTTGCTCAAGATTTAAACGCTTACCATTCAATTGATGCTGAAGCAGAATTAACTTCAATGTTATCTGAGTACGTATCTATGGAAATCGATTTAGAGATCTTGGACATGTTAATCTCTGCAGCTCCAACAACTGAGTATTGGTCAGCATTGAACAACAACATCTGGAATGGAACTTCATTCACACAAGCAGCAGCTGGTTCAGTTGGTGCAGCAGGTGATGGTTTCTATAACACTCAAGGTGGTTGGTTCCAAACATTAGGTACTAAACTTCAAAAAGTATCTAACAAAATCCACCAAAAAACTTTAAGAGGTGGTGCTAATTTCTTAGTAACAAGTCCATCAGTAGCAACAATCCTTGAGTCTATCCCAGGATTTGCAGCAGATACAGACGGTACTAAAATGGAATTTGCAGCTGGTGTTCAAAAAATTGGTGCGATTAATAATCGTTACACAGTTTACAAAAACCCATACATGACAGAAAACGTAATCTTAATGGGATTCAGAGGTGCTCAGTTCTTAGAAACAGGTGCTGTATTTAGTCCATATATTCCGTTGATCATGACTCCATTAGTATACGATCCAGTTAACTTCACACCACGTAAAGGTGTTATGACACGTTACGCGAAAAAAGTAGTTCGTTCAGAATTCTACGGTAAAGTATACGTACACGGATTGAATACTCTTTAATATTTAATTTGAATTATTTTAATTAATGATTTATTGAATTAAGGAATAAGGAAAGGGGTGGCTTCGGTCATCCCTTTTTTACTGTTCGAATATTTATAATAAAGGAAGTATATGGCAGTTCCTAGGAACAAATATTCAATGCAGGCAATAGTTCGATATGATGGTCGACTAATTGATGTTTTAGATCGCATACGAGCAATTCGTTTAGTACTCATGGTTCATATAGAACAAGATTTAGGACCAGACAAAGAATTAATTACAATCAAAATTTTAACTCAATATCCTCCCCGAGATACATATCGCGCTATACAAAAACTATGTGTAGGTAAAATTGATACACTCAAAGAAATGATATTGAAAGAATCAACACTCACAAAAACATTTTAAATTTAACAAAAGGTTATTATGGCAACACCGAATAAGGAGAAAACTCCACCGAAGAACGACATTAAATTTTCAATTGCATTATCGGAAGAACAAAAAGAAGCAAAAACAAAAATTATTGAAACTCCATTCAATTTTATATTAGGTAAAGCCGGATCTGGAAAAACATTGTTAGCAGTACAAATTGCATTAGATTTATTCTTTAAACGAAGAACCAACAAAATAATCATAACACGTCCCACAGTATCAACAGAAGACAATGGATTCTTGCCAGGATCAGAACGTGAAAAAATGGAGCCATGGTTAGTTCCAATTCGTAGCAATATGCGAAAAGTTTATAATAAACCAGAAATTCTAGAAAAAATGGAACGCGAAGAAAACATTGAATTAGTTTCATTGGCACACTTCCGAGGTCGTACATTTGATAATGCAGTTTGCATTGTGGATGAATTTCAAAATTTAACTAAACAACAGTTGCAAATGGTACTGTCTAGATTAGGTAAAGATAGCATCATGATTTTATGTGGAGATAAGTATCAAATAGATTTGAAATTTAAAAATGATTCTGCCACACACGAAGTGCCTAAAATTAGAAATTCAAAATGGGTCAATGAAATTATTTTAACGGATAATCATAGACATGAAGCATTAGATGAGATTTTGACACTCTTAAACGAATAACAACAATATTTATATATAAAAGGAAAACATAATGGATTATAATAAAATATATACACATCTTATTAATCGAGCTCTAGATGAGTGTCGGATAAAATGTGATAATATTTATTATGAAAAACATCATATTATTCCTAGATGTTTAAATGGTAGCAATGATAAAACAAATTTAGTGTTGTTAACTGCCCGAGAGCATTTCATCGCTCATAAACTTCTTTGCAAAATTTACCCGGATAATGATAAATTAAAGTATGCGTTATGGGCAATGATTAATCTAAATAATTCAAATCAATCTAGGTTGTATAAAATTACATCTCGGGAATATCAATCAGCCCGTACCAGTTATATACAATTAGCAAAAAAGCCAAAAAGTGCAGAACATCGATTAAAATTAAAACAATCGTGGACCGATGAGAGACGCCAGACTGAATCATGCAGAAAGTTAGGCAAAAAGATTAATTATAAAAATGGTGTTTCTCCACTTAAAGGTACAAAAAAACCAAAAGAATTAATATTATGTGGTGAACTACATTATAATTTTGGAAAGAATCTAAGTTCCGAAACTAAAACTAAAATAAAAAATACATTAACCGGATATATACATTCAGATGTAACAAAACAAAAAATGAAAGATTCGGCAAACAATAAACCATACATTGAATGCCCACATTGTTCAATGAAATCAAAATCCGGAGGCAATATGAATCGATATCATTTCAATAATTGTAAATTTAAAGGAGATAACTAATGGCCGATTATTCAGTACAAAAGCCAATCTGGCCAGGAAGTTCATCATTTACGACAGGATCAACGCCGTTTGGATTTTTTGACAATGATCCTATGTTTCAACAGCATGCAGACAAATTTGCAAAATATGCAGCACAGCATATTGGATATCCAATCATGGATGTCGAACTTCAAGATATAAATTTCTACACAGCATTTGAAGCTGCGACAATGGAATATTCAAATCAGATTAATCAAGTTAACATTGTTAATAATTTGATGAATACATTGGGTATACAAACCGGATCTGGATTTATGTCTGGGTCTAGTTTTACCGGACAACAAGTAGGTAACTCATTTGGATACATTTCGAAACTATCAAAAGCATATGGTACAGAAGCTGATTCAGGAGGAACCGCACGTTGGTACAAAGCTAGGATAGATATGACGCCCGGCCAGCAAACATATAGTATTAGAACAGCTGTATCTAATTCTTTAGGTATCACATTATCAAATACTAGTTCGATCGAAATTAAACGGGTACTACATAATCCGCCGCCAGCAATTGTTAGATATTTTGACCCATTCGTTGGTACTGGATTGGGTTCACAGCAATTACTTGATTCATTTAACTTTGGAGGATTCTCGCCGTCAATTAGTTTTATGATGATGCCAATCAATGCTGATTTAATGAGATTGCAAGCAATTGAGTTTAATGATCAAGTACGTAAATCTCATTATTCATTTGAAGTACATGGAGATGATATTAAGTTCTGGCCAGTGCCAACATCAGGTACCGGTTCTGCATCATCAACTATATTTTATGGCCAAGTTTGGTTTGAGTTTTTATTTGAAGAACAAAAAAATAATGATGCCCTTTTATTTGGTAATACCGCACTTGTTAAAGGGGCAGTAAGTGACGCATCCAATATACCATATACATATCAAACATACAGTAGCATTAATGATATGGGGCGTGCGTGGATTATTAAATACGGATCATCACTTGCAAAAGAAATGTTAGGGTTTGTTCGTAATAAATATTCGACAGTACCTATACCAAATTCCGAAGTAACACTGAATGGATCTGAATTAGTATCTAGTGCGCAATCAGAAAAAGAAACATTGATTACGCAGCTTCGAGAATTCTTAGACAAACTAACAAAAGAACAAATGTTAACACGTCAAAATACAGAAGCTACACAGATGAATGAAATACTTGGCAAAGTGCCATTAAAAATATATGTTGGTTAAGGAGTATAAATTATGGCATTATTTGGAGGAATACGAGATGCTAAATTTTTAGCAGCAGTTAACTCAGAATTATTAAATTCAATTATCGATACCGAAATTGAGTTTTTTAAATTAATTGTAGCAGCAAGCAACTCAAACTTATACGGCGAAGCAGAATTAAAATCATATTACGATTCAATTTTAATTCCGTGCTTAATCACAAAAGAAACAAAAACAGCAACCATGGATGATTACGGTCATACATATACCAGAACAGCTCAATTTGCAGTATCCCGTGATATTCTAGAAAAAGCTGATTTTTATCCGGAAGTTGGTGATATTATATTTTGGGACAATGAATATTATGAACTAGACAATGTTGATGCAAATCAATACTTTGCTGGTAAAAATCCAGACACGTGGCCAAATGGTTCAAACCATGGTTACAGTGTATCTGTAGTTTGTGATGCCCATGCAACAAGACAAACACCACAAGGAATAACAAATATAAGACGCGGAGGAAACAATATGCCTCCTTCATATAAAGGATTTTAATGCCTAGATTGAACAGAGAAGATATCGATCGAAAAACAAATAAACCTAATCCAACACGAACTGAAGGATTAGCGGATGATCTGATATTGAACAGAGCTTATCAAACTCGTCGTGATGATGATGTAATACGAACTAAACAACGTACGGTGTATGATATTGACTTTGCAATCAAATGGTTTATTGAAAATGAAATGCGTCCACAGATAACAGCAGCAGATCAATTGATTCCGATTCCTGTAATTTTTACTAATGGTGAAAAATGGGACAATGTACGCCGTTTAGGATATTTACGTGACGAAAAAGGAATGCTTCAATCTCCAGTTATCATGTTGAAAAGAAACAGTGTAGTTGAAAGAGATGCCCAAAGAACATTGGATGTCAATCGACCACAAGCAGCAAATCATCTTGTATATCGCAGCCGATACAATGAACGTAATCGATATGAAGATGAATTGTTTCCAATACCAATTCCAAAACCAGCAGACTCCGAAAAAATTTATGTGATTGATGTCCCTAAATATGTTACTATTGAATATGACATGATGATTTGGTGTGACTTTACATCTCAATTGAATTCAGTTGTAGATCAAATATTACCGTACGGACGTTTCAGTTGGGGTAATGAATTCAATAAATTTCCAACCGCTATTGGTCAATTTAGTTTTGAAACAGTAAACACAGTCGGTGAAGATCGATTAGTACGAGCTACAGTACCAATAACGGTGCAAGGCACATTGTTGTCAGCTCAGGAAAGTCGAGTTGAAACTCTTAAAAAAATGTATTCGGTTAAGAGATTATCATTTAACCAATATGTTGATGTAGCTGTTGATTTATTTAGCACTACAATTGTACCAGCAGCAATTTTACGTGCAGCTTCATCTGGTGCAAATATAAATGTAACCGGAGCCACAACAGCAACACTTACGGCACAAGCCATGATTTATCTAACTAATTTAACTGATCAACAAGCTGTATGGGTTGATTCAACAACGGTTAGTGTATCTAACTATGCAGCAATCAATCCAGTAACCAATCAAATAGCAAGTGTTAATGAGTTTGATGTGTATATCAACGGCCAATATATTGACAAACAATTGTATGCATGGACGCCTAGTGATTATACAATTCAAACCATTGTGTTTGATACCGCAGCATTAGGATATCCTATAGAATCTACCGATGTTATAATTATAAATGGAAGGTGGATTTAATGGGAAGACAATTAAAATTAGCACAAGTAGAATCAGAAATATTGCAGTATTCATCATCTGCAAATTTCCCGCAGCCTACTGGTTCTATTAAATATTTATACTTAGATCAATCAGCTAATACATTGTATCGATGGGATGCATTATCTGGATTAAATGGTGAATATGTTCTTTTAAATAGTGCAACGACACCACCTACATCGGGATCTGCAGAAGGCGAATTATACTTTGCAGATCTAGTAACTAGTGCTAGATTAATGCCATGTACATACAATAACGGCGTATCTGGCAGTGGCGCAACTTTAATATCGACTGGCTCTATTGCATTAGGACAATTTAATCAACCCGGTAAAATAGATAATACTACTCCATTAGCAGATGATATTATATTAGTTAGAAGTGAGGCGGCTGCATTAAGAAATGGATTATATTCAATAACCGATCTAGGAAGTCCTACATCATCTTTTGTTTTAACACGGGTATCATATTATGATACCGGTTCTGAGGTGTATCCATCTCAAATTACAGGACTTCGAGGCACAACAGGTGCCAACCAAACTTATATACAACAAACTCCTAATCCTATAATTGGGACTAGCTCAATTGTATTTTCACAGTCACCATCTACATCAACACAAACACTTCCTATACTATTCATAGATACTGTTACAACAGCGCCATTGCCACTATCTACTTATGCATCAGGATCAACATATGTTGGGTTTCCTGGCGCTGGGGCTACATTAACAGCAACAGCAAGTGGAGCATTGGGAGTAATTGGAGGCGTAACTGCATCATCTGGCGTAAGATTGTTAGCAGTTAGTGAATCAAATCCTGTACGAAACGGATCATACACAGTAACAGCTCCCGGCTCTGCAACTACACCATGGAAGCTAACCAGAATAGATTACTGGACCAGCATGCAACCTAATGTTAAAGAGTTTGTGGTAAGCCGATTTGGTGCAACAGAATATGGTTCTAGATATGTGCTACAAAGTTCATCTATTACTCCAGCAAATATTGGAATATCGCAAGCATTAATATTTCAAAAATATTTATATCAAGCATCTGGTAGTGGTGGATCATCTATCCCAGCATTCCCATTTACAGGATCTGCAACTATTACCGGTTCATTAACTGTAACAGGGTCGATTGTTGCAACTACTGGATTTACTGGAAGTTTATTAGGTACCGCTTCATTTGCTCAAACTGCTAGCTATGCTTTAAATGCGGTAAGTTCAAGCTACGCAGCAACAGCATCGCTAGCCCCATTATACTTACCATTAACTGGCGGAACTATATCAGGCAATGTATCAGTATTAGGAACAGCATCAATTGCTTTTTTAAACGTAACATATGAATCAGCTTCAGTTATATATTCAAGTGGTTCAAATCAATTCGGAGATGCTACAAACGACACTCAAACATTAATCGGCCGAACAATTGTTAGTGGTAGTTTAGAAGTTACCGGCTCTGCAAATTTGCCAAGTATTACCGGAAGTTTATTTGGTACAGCATCATTTGCAACTACATCATCTTATGCATTAAATGCTTTAAGTGCGTCATGGGCACCTAGTGTATCACCATTCCCATTTACTGGATCTGCTCTTATAACAGGTAGTTTAGGAGTGACAGGATCTGTAAACGTAAGTGGATCTACAACTCAAATAGGAAACAACACATTAGTAGGTCAAACAAATTTGTCTGGATCAATTTATGTATCCGGATCAATTAATGCACTAGCAGATCTAACTTTAGCAGGAACATTTCGTTTAGACCCAGCACAAGATCCAGGCGGTACAAACCTAACAGCATCATTTCTGTTCACATCAGCATCAAATACAACACAAGGATATGATTTATATTATCGTCAAAATGGTAATCTAGTTAAGTTCAAGTGGCTTGAAGGTGGAATAAGTAGTGGTCTTTTGTATGGAGGTATTATATCTGCATCGGGGGCTACCATATATGTATCATCGGGCTCCGGCGTGATACTTGATCCTAATGCTAGTTTTTCATCAGAGATTAATCCACAGTTTACCTATGTAACATGGCCGAATTATTCAGCATCTGCTACGTATTTAACTTCATCACAAAACACATACATATACGTTGATAGTGTAGGAACAATACATCAGCAAATTGACTTTTTTGATCAAACACAGTATGAACAAGCAATTCCTTTAGGTCGAGCAACCCACCCCAACTACTCAACAATAACCGGTGTCGGTAGCAATGTACAAACTACATATGATAGTGATAGTCAACAAAGTGCTTTTATTAGAGCATTTGGTCCATTAAAGATAGACGGATTTTCAATTAATGCACATCCTGGAACTTTAGGCTTTGGTATAGGTAATGGTGTTGCATTTCAAATGGGCGGATTTTATCCACAAAATCCAAATAGTCCATCTCACTATCACGGCAATGCTTTTGCAACCTCATCAATAGCTCGAGCATACAGATCAGGTTCTGGAGTTCGTTTAGACAATAACGGTGGCGCATTTTATACAACAGTCGATCCCGATTATTGGGATGACGGCACTGGTGTGTTAAACACAATGGCGGCGGGAGATTGGCAAATTCAAAGAGTGTTTGCTAACCCAGTAACCGGTCGAGTAGTAATATACTACGGCCAAAACATATACACAACTAAAATTAATGCATTACAGTATTTAGCTACCGACAGTTTTACAGAAGGAGAATTTACTGCACATTCATTGATATTTGTTGGATATTTGGTTTTAAAAGGACAAACTAACAACTTAACAGATGCTACAAATAATAGTATAATCAATGGTGGTATTTTCAGAAATATGGCAGGTGGTTCTAGTAGCGGCGGTGCAATTGCACAAACATTAAATGATTTAGGTGATGTAACGATTACTACTCCTAGTAATGGCCAAGCTCTTATTTATAATAGCGGAATATGGGAAAACGGTACTCCTAGATTAGCAACAACAGCATCTTATGTTTTAAATGCCGTAAGTGCTTCATTTGCAACTAGTGCATCATGGGCACCTGATACAACATTTCCATATACTGGTTCTGCTATTGTAACCGGATCGATTATATTAACTGGATCTTTACAAGTGGCTGCACCATCCGTTGTTAATAATACAGCTGTATATGCTGGATTTAGAATGTCTGATGTTCCCGGAGCATTTTTTCAGTTAACTAATTATTCTACAACAGCTGGCGCATTTGTCCCAACTATTCGAAGCTTTCATTCATCAACTGGTACAGGAATCGGATTACAACTTATAGCACAAATTGGTAATGATAGTGCTGCCAACGCCAATCCTGCAATGACTTTCCTAGTAATGAGTCAATCTGCAGCAGTTGGGCAAATTCGAAACCGAACTTTATTTACATGGGAAAATAATAGTACTTCATCAATGGCTTTAACCACAGTTGGTTTGGCAATTGGAAGTAACCTATTAACACCATCAGCATCCCTGCATGTTAATAATACATCTTCATTTAATTCATTTTTAGTTGAAGATGATACAAGACCAGATGCATCTCCATTTGTAATTGATAACATAGGAAGGGTTGGTATTGGGAAATTATCACCATCTGCTTCGTTAGATATTACTGGTAGTGTTCTAGTAACGGGATCGGTTTCTATAACACAAAATGTATCAGCATCCCGTGCATCTATATCTAGTTCAAACGGAACAGTATCTGGGTCAACATTAACAGTGTTCGGATCTGGATCCGCACTACCAGTATTCACAGTACAAGGTTCGCAAGGTGAATTATTCAGTGTAACAGATAGTTTTAGCGGAAGTCTATTTTCAGTAAACGATATCTCAGGAATACCCATACTAGGAGTATTTTCAGATCGCACTACTCTGATAGGTGACTTTCAAGATCCAATGTTAATTACGACAGCTAAAACCGTACAAACTAACTCAGGTTCTTTTATAGTATATAGTTTACCAACTGCATCATATGATACTGCATTTTTTGAATACTCTATTCGATCAGGCTCAAATGCTAGAGCAGGTACAATAATGGCTATCCAATCGGGTTCTGCAGTTAACTTTGCAGAAACTACTACAACCGACTTTGGAAGTACCTCCGCAGTTTCATTTACTGTGATAATAACCGGGTCAAACATGGCATTAACTGGGTCTTCAACTTCAGGAGCATGGACCACAAAATGTATAATACGAGGACTTTAAAGTTATGGCAATACGTATACAATCGGGTTCGCAAGCTATAAAAGGCCCAAACACTGTAACAGATGGATTAGTACTTTATTTAGATGCAGCTAATACAAAATCATATGTTTCTGGATCATCTACATGGATAGATTTATCTCGAGGCGGTAGTAATGGTACATTAACTAATGGACCTACATTTTCAAGTGGAAATGGCGGTAATATTGTATTTGATGGGGTGAATGATTCAATTATTATCCCATACAGTGGTAGCACCGCAAATAACTATACATTTAATATAGTCATGAAAAGCAACACAATGGATTCAAATCAAGCTAATAGACAAGCATTGTTTGGATTATCTAATAATAGTTCTCAAACGTTTCGCCAATTTGACTTAGAAATTTGGGGTAATACAGGCCGTGGTTTCAGAGGTACCGGTGGTCCAACACAAAATATTGATTTTTTTGTATATACGTGGACATTGGGGGTAGATGCCAATAACATTAGCATGTATACCGTAACCTTGGGTTCTGCGGGTCACCAAATATATGTCAATGGCGTATTACGGAACATCATAAGCCAAGCATACGTTGCCAATTTTAATAGTATACGATTGGCAACTAGAATTGCTGATAATTGGTGGAATGGTAGTTGTTATAATTTTAGTATGTATAATCGTATACTTACCTCAACAGAAATTCTACAAAATTACAATGCAACTAGAACCCGATTCGGACTATAAACTATGGAAACACAAAACTACGAAACCAGACAATTTATGATATTCAATATATCAGAACTCAATCAAATTGATTTTAATCAAGTACATGAAACATCACAAGACACAGTACGCAAAAGTATTGATAGTACAAAAACATTTGTAAAATGGGACGGACTAATTCCTCAATGCGTATTAGACTTACAAACAAAAGAAGGCCCATACACATACGAGGAAGTGTTAGCAATACTAGCAACTCCCGAATGGACAGATCCAAACCCATCAATGGAACTATAATTTAATCATATTTATAACAAAGTATTAACCTAATCTCGGAAAGTGAACAGATATGGCAAATGAGTTTAAAATAAAGAATGGATACCTTGCGGAAGGTGATTCACAAATTACCGGATCTCTAACGGTAACTGGAGGTATAACCGGATCATTGCAAGGAACAGCAACAACGGCTTCATTTGTAACAGCCTCTAATGTTGTTGGAACAGTAACTAGTGCTTCATTTGCTCAAACAGCATCATTAGCTAGTTTTGCGTTAGCCGCTAATACAGCAGGTACTGCATCTGAAGCTAACAGCATAGCAACCGCTATAACAGATAATGTAGATGACTATATACTCACAGCAACTGGTACTGGAACTATAAATGGAGAAGGTTCATTAACATTTGATGGAAACAAATTAACAGCACAATCTTCGTTTGTGCAAGGCGGAGGAAAAGCAAACGGACTATACTCACATGCAGAAGGGGAAAGCAGCGAAGCTAATGGAAATTATTCACACGCCGAAGGTTCTGCAACATTTGCCGGCTATTCCCAAGGATACGGAGCTGATAGTATAACAGCCGGTACATGCTCACTAAGCTTAGATTATGGAGATTTATCAGCTGAATATATGGCAGGTGATCTAGTACTATTTGATGATACAGCATATGATGCTGAATATGGAACACAAACATTGTCAGTAATTTCATCCAGTTACTCAGGCTCTATTACTCAGGTGTATTTTACAGCAGGATTAACAACCACAACAGCAAGTATAGGAAATATTACATATGGTATTGGAAATTGGGCTGGTGGAAGTCCAATTGGAGGACAATATTCACATGCAGAAGGAGATAGTACTTATGCACTTGGACAATACTCCCACGCAGAAGGAATCGGGACTCAAGCAATCGGATATGCATCACATGCTGAAGGTACTAATACTCAAGCAATCGGAGTTGCTTCACATGCAGAAGGAATTTACACAACTACAATCGGAAGACGCTCCCACGCAGAAGGAAGTGTTACTCAAACACTAGGCGAAGCTTCACACGCAGAAGGCTCTGGTTCAATAGCATCCGGATCATATTCACACGCAGAAGGAGGTAGTACTCAAGCAATCGGAGATTATTCACACGCAGAAGGAAATAGTACTCAAGCAATCGGATCTGGTTCACATGCAGAAGGAAAAAGTACTCAAGCAATCGGAGATTTTTCACACGCAGAAGGATATAGTACAATAGCATCGGGTTCGCACCAACATGTTTCAGGACAATACAATACACATGGAGATACTACTTCTTTATTTATTGTAGGAAATGGAGTAGACAATGCTACTAGAAAAGATGCATTCAAAGTTACCCCATCTGGCTCAATTGTTATACCTACCACTGTTAGTAGCACTCCCGGATGGACTGGCGTTCAAGGTGAAATGGTATTTGGAGATAACGGTGCAGTATATAAACTATTTGTTTGGTTAAATGGAGGATGGCGATCTACACCGTTAACATAATACCACACATTAACTTTTGAAACATCAATAAAATTCATTATATTAAATAGAAAGGTTACGTATGACAAAAAAATTAGACAAACAACACATTGAATCAATTCAATCACTGCGAGCCGCATTTGCAAAAAATGCATCGGATCTAGGATATATTTCAATTGAAGAAATTCGACTTCAACGACAATTAGCAGAACTTCAACAAACACGCAATCATTTTGTCACTGAATTAGATCAATTAATTCAACAAGAAGCCGCCATGTTTGAATCATTAAAAACAGCTTACGGCGAAGGCGAAATCAATGTAGAAGCTGGCACATTTACTCCAGCCGAATAAGGTTTGAACAAAGCCAATCATATTTATAAATAAATCAATCAAAGGAGTATATTAAATGGCAGAAAGAATAGTTTCGCCCGGTGTATTTACGAACGAAGTAGATCAATCGTTTTTACCAGGAGCCGTTGCTCAAATAGGAGCAGCAATCGTTGGACCAACAGTAAAAGGTCCAGCACTTATTCCTACAAAAATTTCATCATACAGCGATTATGTTGCAACATTTGGATCTTATTCAGATGACACATATGTACCGTTCGTTGTGCGTGATTATTTGCGTAATGGGAATTCAATCACAGTAACACGTCTTTTATATGAAGATGGTTACAAACTAACAAATGGTGGACTAGCAATCATTGCTAAGTCTGGTTCTGGAGCTAGTGCAGTTCAAGTAGTAACTCATGTGCTACACCCAACACAAGCAACATTACCATTAAATGACATTTATACAAATGCATTGTTTGAAGATTCCGTATTAACTGACGCCGGTTCTGGTTCATTTGCAATCAAGGTGTCCGGTTCTTTTACAGCACCACAAAATGATGCAATTGGATTTAGTGGAGCATTTTTAGTTGCAGAAGCTACAGCAATCTCTGGTTCTATTGTTAGCACAAGCAACAAATACATCAACAAAGTATTTGGAGCAAGTCCTAAATCAAATGATTATCCGGTTTATGTTCAATATGAAAATAAAACTGCCAGCAGTTTGTTTGCAAACCTAGGACAAGTAACCATGGAATTGTTTAAATTCAGTAACTATGAATTTTTAACGGATTATGCATCAGCAGCAACTCCATGGATCACATCACAGAAAATTGGAACAGCTGTTAAAAACTTGTTTAAATTTCACACAATATCACACGGAACATCAGTTAACACGGAAGTCAAAGTAGGTATCCGAGATATTAGAACATCTCCAGAAATATCAGATCCTGCAGGATATGCAACATTTACAGTTGAGGTTCGTCGAGTTAACACAACAAATATTGCAAACACTCCATATTCATCTCAAGATACAGATGCCAATCCGGATTTAGTTGAAGTATTTACTAATGTTAATTTAGATCCACAATCTTCTAGATACATTGCCTTAGTAATCGGTGATCGTTATCAAACAGTAACAGATGCTGGTGATATTCTAGTTAATGGAGATTATCCAAATCTTTCTAAATTTATTCGTGTTGAAGTTGATTCAAGTGTAAGCAATCGTTCAAACAGCAACACATTAGCACCATTTGGATTCCGTGCAATGAATTCGCCAATTCCAACGGCATCAGGGTCATTGAATTTAACGGCTACTTCTTATTTAACATCTCAAGTAGTAACAACATATAGTCCTAGAAACTATGTTGGGTTTGATTTCACAAACATCAACAACTTGAATTACCTAGCTCCTTTACCAACATCTGGTTCAAACACAGGAAGCAATGTAGATTTCTATCTAGGAAATGTAAATCAAGATGCAGCAGCTGCATTCCCATCATCAACAGCAGCATATTCAGGTTCATTGGAATCAGCTCTAGTTTCTGGTTCATTTGCAACCGATATTGCATTTACTACACGTAAATTCATTGTTGGTTTCCAAGGAGGATTTGATGGAGCTCGTCCAAACTTACCAAAATATTCTGGTAAATGGATTTCTGAAACAAATACATTTGGATTTGATTGCGACGGAACAACTAACACTGGTACAATTGCATATAATAAAGCATTTGCATTGTTAAGCAACTCAGATTATTATGATATCAACATGTTGATCACTCCTGGTATTATTGATAGTTTGCATAGTCCAGTAACAACTGCGGCAAGAAACTTGTGTGAAACTCGTCAAGACACATTTTATATAATGGATTCAAATGCACTAACTGATCCATTGACAAACGTTACTAATCAATTAACAACATTGGATAGCAATTATACAGCAGCATATTGGCCTTGGGTACGTGTTAAAAACGATAAGAATGTTCCGGTATGGGTTCCACCATCTGTGGTTATGCCTGGAGTAATAGCATTCAATGATGCAGTTGGTGCACCATGGTATGCTCCTGCAGGATTGACACGTGGAGGAATTACATCAGCAACTGACACATATGTGAGTTTATCACAAACTATGCGTGATGCATTGTATTCAGCTCGTATTAATCCTATTGCAAACTTCCCTAATGAAGGAATTGCAGTTTGGGGGCAAAAGACCTTACAAGCAAGACCAAGTGCATTAGACCGCGTAAGTGTGCGTAGAGCGTTAATTGAAGTTAAAAAATATATTGCATCTGCAACCAAGTATTTAGTATTCGAACAAAATACCACAGCAACTCGCAATCGTTTCTTAGCAATCGTTAATCCTTATTTGGAACAAGTAAAAGCACAACAAGGATTATCAGCATTCCGTGTTGTAATGGACGGATCAAATAACACGGCTGATGTAATTGATCAAAATATTTTATACGGTCAATTATTTTTGCAACCGACTCGTACGGCTGAGTTCATAATCTTAGATTTCAATATTCAACCAACGGGAGCAAGCTTTCCAGAATAACATGTAAAATTATAAAAATAAAGGGTAGGACTTAGGTTCTACCTTTTTTACTTTGCTGATATTTATATTAAACATAAGGATTATATAAAATGGCATTAATTGATCAAGTAAACACGGGCCTAGGTCTTGCAAGTGATAATGAAATATTCTTAACGGCGTATTCATGGGAACCAAAAAAAGCTCATCAATTTATCATGTATATTGATAATATCCCAGCCTATTTAATTAAAACAACTGCAAAGCCATCAATGACAAATGGAGAAATTGCATTAGATCATATCAACGTTAAACGCTACGTTAAAGGTAAAACTCAATGGAACACTATCGGAGTAACATTGTATGATGCAATTGTACCATCAGGAGCACAAGCAGTAATGGAATGGGTTCGTTTACACCACGAATCAGCTACAGGTCGCGACGGATATTCATCTTTCTATAAAAAACGAGTTGTTATTCATCAATTATCTCCATTAGGCGAGGTTATTGAAGAATGGATCTTGAATGGAGCTTTCATCACAGAATCAAACTTTGGATCTTTGGATTGGGGTAGCGAAGAAGTTGTCAACATTGAAATGACACTTCGTTACGATTGGGCATTCTTAAACTTCTAATCATTAAACACTGTATAATAGGGGCTTTCCGGCCCCTTTTTTTACTGTTCGTATATTTATATTAAATAAGTTATAAAGGAACCAAATGACAAAAGTAACAGACAGAATCGGCAACCAAGACATAATCAATCTAGCTCGCCAACAATACGAAAACAAGCAAAAAAGCAAATTACCATCAGTAGTTGTACAACTTGTTAGTAAAGGTCGTGTTTATCCAACTACACATCCATTAAGTGGTGGAACAATTGAAATGCGTCACATGACGGCATATGATGAGGACATACTAACAAATACATCATATATTCGCGAACAAATATTGTTTGACAAATTGCTTGAAGCATTAATTGTTACTCCGGTAGCTGTAAGTGAGATTGCACCTTGTGATAAAGATGCATTGATTATTCAAGCTCGAATATTAGCATATGGAGCTGATTATCCAGTACTAGTTCAATCGCCAAAAACTGGCAAACAACTAGAGCGTGTTGTTAAATTAGATCAGTTAAAATACAAAGACATTGATTGGCAATCTGACACCGAAGGCGAAATTATATACCAAGTATCAGATCAAACAACCATAAAATATTCATACCTAGCATATGATGTAGCAGCTGATATCACAGTATCAGAACTATTGAGCCGAATAATTACACAGGTTAATGACACTAGATCATCAGCAGAGATTGAAGAGTTTATACGCTATGATTTTTTATCACGCGATGCAAAACCATTTCGAACTCATGTAATAAAAAATGTACCTGGCTTAATTACTTCGTATGAGTTTGAAGACGAAACAGGAGACGTCTTCCAATCAACATTTCCAATTGGAACAGACCTTTTTTGGTTTTAAACCAGAAGACCGAGTACAACTACACGAATCAATATTCAACCTAATTTGGTGGGGTGACGGTCGATGGGACTGGGACACCATTTACACAATGCCAATATTTTTGCGTAAATTTTATATAAGTAAAATCAATAAAATGCACCGCGACCGGGAAGATGAGGAAGAACGCATCAAACAAGAAATTGAAGAACGCAGAAAAACCAGAAAACCCACACGTTAATATTTATAATAAATTGAAATGTATATGCAGCATAATACCTCACATATTATAAATAGATTAAAACGACAACCTAGGCATGGTACTAGCTTACCGTCCATGGATGATTTAAGAAAAGCAGCTGCCGATTTAGCCAATATAACTAAGCTTGGTATCGACGCAGCTAAAGCAATGGAAGATGTTGTAAATAGTATGACTACAACTACTACGGTTGTTGGTCAAGTATCTCGGGGACTAGATAAAGTAATTCAATTCAATGAATATTTAGCAAACGGAATTAATGCTATAAACAAGTCGATGTCTATTTTAGAAATTCGAAATTTAGCCATAAATAAATCATTTGGCATTAATAGTATCGCAACTGCAAAACTATCTGATAGTTTTTCTAAAGTAGGTAAAAATCTAGGCATTACGAACGATCAAACAAATCAATATGCTAGCTCGATACACAAGTTAATACCAACGGTTAATCAATTAGACAAAGAAAATGACGCAACATATCAAGGATTAATTGCTACTCAATATGTATTACAAACACAGTTAGGATTGACAGACGAATTAGCAAATTCATATTCATCATACGCTACTCAAACAGGCAAGAATGCAGCTACTCAAATACAAGTAGCAGATAAAATTGCCAAAGCATTAGATCCTAAGGGTACGGTTGGAGTCTTTAATTCAATTGTATCCGACATTGCACAAACTACTGCAGATGTTCAATTACAATTTGGTCGCATACCAGGCGAGCTCGAGGTTGCATCACTTAAAGCTAAACAACTAGGATTTTCATTAGCACAAATGGCTAAAACAGGTGATACCCTTTTAAATATTGAATCAAGCATTGGACAAGAGTTAGAATATCAACTTATAAGTGGACGTCGATTAGTAGGAAATGAAAAAGCTCAAGCAAATTTGCGAGGCAAGAGTTTGACAGATGCATATCGTCAAGCAACTATTGCAGGGAAAGCATCAGATCAAGCTGATATATTGAAGACTATACTAGAACAAGAAGGCGATGTTTTAAGTACCAATTTAATTGCTAGACGTCAAATGACTGAGTTGCTAGGAACAGACGAGGCTACATTATCTAGAGCATTACAGAAAAAGAAACTTTTAGAAGAAGCTGGAATGGAAGGGATTAATTTCACTTTAGTTGGCGACGATCTAATGAGCGCTTTAAAAGCTGTAAATGCTAAATCAGAAGATATTGCTAAAATAATGAAATCTGACGAACATGATACTCGAACTACCAATGAAATAGCCGCGCAACAGTTACAAGTTTTGCAAGATCAATTAATATTGCAAATGGTAGCTAGCACAGCAAATAAAACTCAATTTGATGTAATATCTAAATTGCGAGAAGCCATGCAAACAGAATCAAAGAACCGAGAAAAAGATAGTGTTTTTTTAAAAGCATCAGCAGCAGGTTTAGAATCCTTGGGATATACTTTTTTAGCTAAAGATGTAATTGATAAAGTAGATGGAGTTAAAGCTGTAGTAACTTCTCGAGAAGGGTCAGCTAAAATGAAGACTGAGCCACAAGGGGTCGGCGCAATGACTGGGGCAGATGATTTAATATCACCAGCTGGGTATGGCGCACGAGTATTAACATTTCCAGAAGATACATTACAACCCGACATTGCATTAAATAATAAAGATACTGTGTTTGCGATGACGGATACATCTAATAGATCAACACAATCATCGGGCAATGCAGATATCATGCAAATGGCCACCGCAATTGTAACAGCAATACAACAACAAACACGAGCATTAAAACAAGGATCTAGTTTTGGTGAGGGCATGAATACATCTTATTTTAGTTAAGGAACAATATGAGTAACCCAACATTAATGGCAGGCACACAATTCATCACACCATTCAATATACTTCCAGATAAAATTTATCTAAATCCATCAACTGTAGGTACACAATTTAATGCACCATTCAATATACTTCCAGATACTATTTATATAAATCCGTCAACTGCAGGTACACAATTTAATGCACCATTCAATATACTTCCAGATGAAAGTTATCGGTATAAGAATCCAACATCTAAACCTAATCCACAATTTAATGCACCATTCGATATACCGGATTCGAAGCCAGGTATCGTTTATAATAATCCAGCAGATGCAATTGTTCCACCCACCGGATGGTTTGGTCCAGGTGATAATATTCCAGCAGCTGAATATACTTTTATGCCTAATGCTGGTCAAGCCGCAAATTGGGCTGCGCCACAATTTGCCAATCTGTCGTTAATATCTACTGGTAGTGCGGTCGCAAATTGGAAGGCACCACAATCATCTAGTACCAATATAAATTTCCGCGGTTCAGCTGCAAAACTTTTAAGTACAGTTGGATTAGGTATGGCATCAGCTATGGGTATTCCGCAAATAAGTCAAGTTGCCAGTGCAGTCGCAGATGACATTGAAAACAGTTTATCGGCAACATATTCAACATTAGATCTAGGACAATTACGCAGAATACCAGGAGTTGCATATGCAGATTTCCGTGCTAGATATAATGCAGATTCAGTTGGCTCGGCAGTATTACCTAGACGGTTAGATGGAGCTAGTGCCGGATTACGTGGTAGTGGAATAGCAATTGCGTATGCTGCAGCATCATTAACGCCGGCGGGAGCATATTCAATAATCAATTTGAATACTAAATATGGTTGGGGATTTCATGATGCTGCTGGGGCAATACGATCTGATTTTACTGCACGAAGCCATGTAGCAAAACAATGGTTACCTGGCGAGACGACTGTCAGTAATGATAAATATCAAGATTCGTTCGGTTCTGGGAATTTTAAGCCTCCTACATCAACATATGTTTCTGGCAAATGGATTAAAACTAAAAAAATTGTAGAAAAAGTAACACCATTTCGTGGAGACCGTGTTAGTGTCATTGATTTTAGTAAACGAACTATATCACAGGCATACGAGTGGAACCCAGTATTCGGTGACTCACAAGTCCCAATTATTGGCAAGCTCATAAACAAGGCCGGAATTACTCAAGATTTTATAAAATTTTATATGACCGGACCTAAACTAGTTAATGGTAATGCTTTAGCCACTGATGATATCATTGTGTTTCGAGCTACATTAGGTTCATTGTCAGATTCATTCCAAGGCAATTGGACACCAATAACAATGATAGGCAGAGCAGATCCTAACTATCAATATACAGGATTTAATCGAGATGTAAGTTTAGATTTCACAGTTTATGCAACCGATCGAGATGAATTACAACCAATTTGGAGAAAACTAAATGCATTAGCCGGCTACACGGCCCCAACTTATTTGCCTGACAGTATTGCAATGCAAGCTCCATGGATGCGAATAACAGTAGGTGATTTATTTGTGCAACAGCCTGTTCTATTAACAACATTAGATTACACACTGCATGATGCTGATACTAGTTGGGAAATAAACATTGAAAATGACCCTACAATGATGGAAGTACCATTCAAAGTAACAGTGCGTTGTAGTTTTACAATGATATCTGATCATCTTCCACAAAAAGGCGGCCGTTTCTATACATTGGCTAAACAATTTGCGTCAGGTAGTGGGACTCCAATTCGCGGTAATAACAATTGGTTAAGTGATGCATTAGACAATGTTGATGCAATTCCAGACGAAAGACAGAAACGTGGCGATTTTATAAGATCAATAGTAAAACAAAAAGACGCATAATTAAAAGGAAATTAATGAGTAGATATGCAACCACACAAGTATTAAAAAAGTCAAATGGTCCTAGATATTTAACAACAACAATTGTTCCGGTAATACCATATGGCGCCGATGATGTTTATATTGTAACAACTAGCATAGAACGTTTAGATAAACTTGCCGATAAATTTTACGGCGATCCATCAAAATGGTGGGTTATTGCGACAGCTAATGGTATTGGTAAAGGAACTTTAGTAATACCAACTGAATCTAGATTAAGAATTCCAAGCACGAACAATTTACAACAAATAATTAATAACGCAAACAGTTTAAGATGAGTTTTATATTTCATTCAGAAGTAGATCCAAATTTACAAGTTGAATTAAACTATCGAGGTAATTCTGGAAAAACACGAAGCACTGCTGACATAGATTTTATGGTCGGTAAAATTGCCAATGTACAACTTACAGCATATCAGTCTGGATCTAGTAATCCTAATGAAATTGTAGAATCATATGGAATATTAGGAGGCGCGCAGCTTCGATCTGGTAGATATTTGCCAACCGGACCTGATGGCTATTTGAATGATAATCC